ATGTAGCAGGGTCTTTTAGTTTGTTATTTGTTAACAAGTCTTCACCTATTGTAGCACCTTCAATGATACCTTGGTCACAAAGATCATTATACTTATTAACAATCTTTCTTGCAATAAGTACATCAGATTGACCTCTAGTATTCTCAGTCCACTTAGACCTAGACACATTTGAGAAGTAATCCTTAAGATAAGTTTTCAATCCTTTTGCCTTATCACCACTACCACATGCTTCAATCAGAGAAAATGTAGCAGCAAGTCCACCTACCATACTACCATCAACATATTCTAAATTCCATTTAGTTTCATAAATTGGTCTTAAGAAATCAACTGCTCTTCTAGTATTAGGTATCTTCCATTTAGAGATAGATTCAGTTGCTTTTGCCCATCCATTAACTTCTATTCCATCTTCATAACCAATACCTTCTGCTTGTACTCCAATACTAACAAAGTTATCTTGGAACTCTTTAGATTTGTCATCACCGTATGAAAGACCAGCACGAACTTTATCAAGTGTACTTGTATTTTTACGTGAATTATTTAAATCTTCAAATAATTGTGCCTCTATTTTTATACACTGGGATAATGAAGCATTAATATCATGCTTAAAAATTTGGCAAGGAAGATCTAAATCTTCACCAGAAAGAACTGACATAATTCCTTTATGTTGACCATCAATGATCACATAACTGCCATCAGGACGTAAAGCAACAACTAATGTTTGACACAACAAATAGTTAAATTGCTTTGCTTTTTTAATAGTGGATACGCAAATATATCTCTGATACGAGGAACTAACTAATAATTTAGATGCTCTAACAAAAGCAAAGTATATTTTCTTGTCTATACTATCGTTAGTTGGGTGTATATGAATTGAGTCTTTATATAAAGCACCCTTCGCAAATTTAATGCTGCTTAGTTTATTTTTAGGGTCACTAATAACTTCCCTTAATGTCCTCAACTGAGGATCATCAGTATAATTCTTCATTTGTAATCTCCCTTGGAGTGTGTTTTTTGGAAGACTTGTGTTTATGGGCAGGATTTACACCTCGGTCAACGTCTGTTTTAGACCAATATTATTTATTATATAATATTTTTAATTATATGTCAACACTATGATCTTTTTCCCAAACTATAGATTCAGGATTATTAATTTCATTGTTCTTCCATACACCATAAAAGTGCATCTTAATGACATCAAATCCAAATTCTTCATTGATATTTTTACCTGCTATTTTTGCAAGTCTACAAAAAGCAGGGGCGTGTCCATAAGTTAGATAACTCCACTCTGAACACTCTCTAGCATACTTATACCAACTACGAAGAATAGTGGTATCAGCACTTGGTTTTGCAATTTGATTGCGAATGAACTCTTCAATAATTTCAACAGAATAATACATAATAAATTAATCTTACAATAAAAACAATTTAGGCGACCCCCCCTTTAACCTCCGTCAATATCACATCCAATACGACTACCTAAAACTGCACCTAATGGAATTGCCCACCAACGACCATCTCCTTGAGACAATGCAGCACCAGCACCACCACCTAGTAATGCACCTGCAAACTTACCATCACTACAATCATTGTTATCATATTGGATTGTAGTCTTACGTGTGTATCCACCTCTTCTTAAAGAGTCTGCACTATGTTCACAAGGAACTTCATAAGTTTCATTAAAAGATTGCACATATCCAGGACTTTCTGCTGTACCTGGTACATATTCTTCTCTATATTCTGTTTTAAAACAATTACGACTTGTAGAATATCCCTCTTGATATTCGCCAGCGATTGCTGAGACAGGGGTTAGTGCAATCAACGAAGCAAGTAAAATTTTCATTTAATTTTTATCTATAACTATATCTTATCATAAGATGTTCATTCACGCAACAGTTTGTGCCACTTCTTTGAGTGCCACCATCTTAGTGAACAGTCCTTCCATATCATAGTACAACTTAAAATTCTCTGTGGTTACATAATGTCCTTTAATGTCATTGCCATCACAATGCCATCCATAAGATTCAACCTTTTCTTCTATACCATCTATTCTCATTTTCTTACTACCATCTAAGTAAGATAGGTATCGTTCGTCTAGGTTAATCATAGTTTTATGGTGGTGTGTGAGGATATTCTAACACAAGTTAGATAAACTATCTATTAACTTAATTATCTCTTTAGACTGTCGTAATTATTCTTTACTATTAATATGGTTATCAACTATATCCTGTAACTTCTCAAACTCCCTGAGATATTCTACATCCATCAATATTTTAGATAGTTGAGATACCACTAAAGGTTTTTCATTCACGGCAGCACCTTTAATTGCTGTTCTTAAATGTGATTCTACATCTAGTAGATGATCAATAGTTTGTTCAGAGAGTGCCATAGTTAATCTTCAGGTTGGTTTAGTTTTTCTTGTGCTTTTATTTTCTTCTTCATCATCTTAGCATAATATACATCTTGTTCGCTGTACCAATCAGGATGTTTCTTTGCTTGTTTAATAATCTTCTTTGCTGCTTTTTTGTCTGATAAATTTGACATATAACATCTTAGTTTATGCTGATGCACTATTTATCTATTACGCAGCACCCCATTTTGTACATTGACAGTCTCTTCATAGAATATATTATCACCATAACCTATCATCAACTGTTTCCAATTACCACTCTCTAATGGTTGGTATATTTCTTTAATAGACTCCTTACCATTGTTGGTTGACCATATACGTTGCCACCACTCATTACCAGAGTCATATTGATAACCCTCTGTTTCTAATCTATCAATGAAACAATCAACCTCTTCACCATCAACATAGCAATGTACCTTTTCTGGGTTGAAATCTTCTCCCTTATGAGTACCAACACTGATATTTAAAAGAGATTGATAAAGTTTACTAATAAAATTCATTCGTCTTCTCCTTGCATAGCTAATAGTGTTTCATAAGGAATCCATGCTGGTTCCTCATCCTTAAACTGTACCTGTACTTCAGTTACATGTCTTTGTAACCATTTAGAATAAGTCTCTCTCACCATCTTAACAGGACTAAGAGGATTTTTCATTTGCTTCATAGCATCTTGATTATATAGCATCAAATTACTAATAATATAGTATAAAGTATAAAACCCCTGACTTAAAAAGTCAAGGGTTGTTGTTTATTTTTATTTACTTAAGGTGGATGTGAATGAGTTAGCATTAAACTAATACCTCCTTACAGATACGTTTACAAACTGATTGACTTTCATCACATTCGATTAAACACTGATAATAATCTGCGATTAAATCATTCTCAGGATTGAAGTTTTGTTCTCCTGCTAATTGGTTATATGATACTAAGTTGTGCATTAACCTTCTCCATTAAACGACAATAGAACATAATGTAAAACCTTTAACGCATTTGGTTCCTCTTAATGTACCTTTCGGTGACTAATATTATTTATATCACATTTGTGTTGAAATGACAACTTAATGCAACAAAAATTTATGCCTAGTCCTCTCTTTTATCTGACATATAATATGCACCCAACGCACCACTCATTAGAGTCTCACTAATATCACCATGTGGTGTTGCAACTGTAGGTTCTACATGATTATTCTTCTTACCAAATGGCAATGCTTCTCCATGTGGATTAGGCATGTCTCTAACCATGTCAACCACTAGATCTCTTATTGACATTAGTTCATCATAACATTTTTGATTATGAGAACATGATCTTAGATGATTGTCTGGTT